TCAGGAAAGAAATGCAATACAGTCAAGCCACTTCCCTGATAATTTAGGATAAGAAAGAATTCCTACCTTTAGTACATGGAACAGCCCAAGAGAAGAGTTGGAAGACCTGTAGAGTACACTCCTAATCACCTGGAGAAGGCTAAGGAGTATCTATCTAAGTGTGAGGATACAGAACGGATCATTGAAACCAAGTCAGGAGGCTTCATCAAATTAAATGTTGATCTACCTTCTCTTGTGGGACTTGCTGATTATCTGGATATTGCAAGAGCAACAGTGTATGAATGGCAGGATACCTATGATGAATTTTCAGACATCTGTGACAAGGTTCTGCAGGAACAATACAAAAGACTGACCAATAATGGACTTGCAGGTACCTACAATCCGACCATTGCAAAGCTCCTATTGACCAAGCATGGACTCTCAGATAAGGTTGAGGCTGACCTCAGTACAAAGGGTAAGCCACTACAGACCAATCTCAATATAGACCTATCCAAATTCACTCATGAGCAACTCTCTCAACTTATCAAAGGAGCAGAAGAGTCTCCTGGCTCAGCAGATAAGACAACAGGCTCAGAGGGAACTACATAGAAGATTCTTCTGGGACTTCTGCTTGTACTATGATCCTGCATTCTTCTTCCAGAGGCAGGTGCTTAAGGCTGTGGCAGATGGACTACAGGATATAGCTGATGGGAAGATCAAGAGCCTATCCATATCCCTTCCTCCAAGAGCAGGAAAGTCCTATATCACCTCCCTATTTTGAGCATGGATGTTGGCTCACAAGCCATCAGGCTCAGTCATGAGGAATGCCTGTACTTCAACACTTTACAATAAGTTCAGCTATGATACCAGGGCAATCAGCACCTCTGACAAGTTCATGGCTTTATTCCCTGAGCTATGCCTTGCATATGACAAGCAGAACCTTCAAGGGTGGAGCACTGACAAAGCTGTACAGGTGAGCTACTTTGGTGCAGGTGTTGGAGGTACAATCATAGGCTTTGGTGCCAATGCTGTTGCCATTACAGATGATCTCTTTAGGGGCTTTGAAGATGCTACCAGTGAGACCATCAGAGAGAAGGTACTATCCTGGTATCAAGGTACTCACATGAGTAGGTTGGAGAAGGGATGCCCAGTGATTGACATAGGATCCAGGTGGAGCAAGAAGGACATCATAGGGCATAACCTTGAGAGAGGATATTATGACCGTGTGATAGAGATCCCTGCCATGATAGAGGGGGAGACCTTTTGTGATGCTGTCAAGAGTACATCTGAATACATCCAGATCAGAGACCGTATGCCCAGGGAGATCTGGGAGGCAGAATTCATGCAGAGACCTATTGAGGCCACAGGCACACTATTCACCCAGGATAACCTGAAGCGCTTCAGCCTTAAGCTATTGAATGAGAGGCTGTCAATCAAAGAGGGGCAGAAGGAGCCAGAGATAGTGCCTGATTCGATTATGGGGTATATTGATGTGGCTGATGAGGGGGATGACTATCTATGTATGTTGATAGGCAAGATCATCAAGGATCAGGTGTATGTGACAGATGTGGTCTTCACCAGGGATGGAATAGATGTGACCCTTCCTCAGTGTGTTCATCTGATCAAGTCGATCAATTGCAACTATGTACGTGTGGAGGGCAATAACCAAGGCACAGGAATGATTCGGATGCTTAGGCAACACCTGCCATCCAATCAGATTCTTAAAGTAACCAATACAGCCAACAAGCACACCAGGATCCTGATGCAGTATGGCAACATCATCCACAACTTCCAATTCATCCAACAGGATGAGATAGTGAAGAATTCCATGTATGATAGATACCTGCAGAACCTGCTTGAATATACCAAGGTCAATCCACCTAAGCATGATGATGCTCCTGATGCAACAGCAGGGCTGTCAAAGTTTGTCAGTGCTTTCCTTCCTCACCTATTCACATCTGTTGAGCCAGTAGAATGATATGGGATGCAAGACCTGTAATCAGGGAAAGAGTAGGATCTGTAAGCAGAAGCCTTGTGAGGTGCACATACAGATGCATGATGATCACAGCTTGAGGGATTGCTGTTATTGTACCTTATGCAGAGCCTGGATCTGCAAGAGTTGTGAGAAGAAATATGAGGAGAGATTCCTCTCTGCCATCAAGAAGTGGGCAAAAAGGATAGTATCTAAAAAGTAATATCTTTACATCCTACAAACTAATCAGGGCAGATGGCACTTCCTTTAGGCTCTTTCTTTGGCAATCTCTTCAGGAGATGGCTTACTGACACACCACCATTCTACCCTATTCATTCCAACTTCTTCCTCAACAGAACAGCGCCCATCTTAATTGATGTAGACAATCTGATGATTGTGTATCTGTCATGCCCTCACCTAAGACTTGTGATCGACAAGAAGGCTGAGATGATGAGCAACATGGATGTGAAGATGAGGGATACTAAGACGGGGGAGATGGTGGAAGATCATCCTATCCTTAACCTATTCAAGAAGCCAAACCCTTTACAGATCCAGGAGACCTTTCTCTTCCAACAGCAGGTAATGATTGACATCTATGCAAATGCTTTTGTGTACATGATCAGACCTACCTCTAAGGAATCTCCAAGGGTGCTCTGGAACTTACCACCACAGGATATGAAGGTCATACCAACAGGTAAGATCTTTGAGCAATACAAGGTGGAAGACATCATCAAGAACTATCAGATGGATCAGGGTAATGGCACATTCAAGACCTTTGATCCTAAGGATGTTATTCTGTTGACCTCTGGTGTCAGTACAAACTATATCACAGGCCACTCTAAGATCAAGACCCTGCAGAAGCAGATCAGCAATATTGATGGCGCTCTTAAGACACGCAACATCATCATCAATGAGAAGGGTGCTCTGGGGATTCTGGCATCAGAGAATAAGGATGCTGATGGTGGAATACCACTCAATACAAAAGAAAGAGAACGGCTTGAGAAGGAGTATAAGAGGAAGTATGGAATCTCTGACAGCCAGAGCAAGATACTTTTGACTGAATCCAATCTCAAGTGGATACCCATGTCATTCCCTACAAAGGATCTTCTATTGTTTGAAGAGGTTGAGGAAGACTTCCAGGGGATCCTGGGAGAGTATGGGCTTAGCAGAGATCTCTTCCCTTCAACCAAGGGTGCAACATTTGAGAATCAGAAACAGGCGCTTATACAGACCTATCAGAATACCATTCAGCCTGAAGCAGATTCAAGAATGAGAATCTTTACAGAGCGCTTTGGATTGAAAGAGGAAGGACTGGAGCTCATTGCTGACTTCTCCTGGCTTCCTGTAATGCAGGAGGATGAGCAGAAGAAAGAGCTCACCAACAAATTCAAGGCAGAGACATTGAGTCTGATGATGAAGGATGGGGTACTGACTAAGGAGCAGTATGCAGAGCAGATGGGTGTTGAGCTTACTGCTACTGAGGATGAGACCAGTGCTGATGATAAGGTGGCTAATGCTCAGGTAGAGCTTCGTGGAACAGTGGGAGGAGTTACAGGTATCATTGAGATCAATACGGCTGTCAGCCAGGGTGGAATGACTGTGGATGTAGCAGTGCAGATCTTAGTGAATGTGTATGGCTTTGATGAAACAACTGCCAGACGTATGGTGACAGTACCTAACCCAACAGATCCCAATGAATAGAAACGTACATTTGAGGGTGACAAAACCCTTCAGGAATAAACTGAGCAAGAAGAAGTTGAAGAAACTTATTGAGAAACCAATCAAAAAGAAGTAGCATGGCTAAGGCAACAAAGACATCACACTATTCAATCAAGTCCTGTGGACAGATCAAGGCATCCATTAAAGATGTGGATACTGAGGGAAGAATAGTGACAGGGTTCTTCAACACTTTCAACTTCCTGGATTCAGATCTGGATGTACTTCTTCCTGGTTGTGCCAAGAGGAGTATTAATGCATCTGGGCCAAAATCAAAAGCTACTGCCAAGATCAAGCATTGCCTCAATCATGACCTTACCTGTATGCCAGGCAAGTTGCTTGTATTGGAGGAGAAGAATGTGGATGGTGTATCTGGGATCTATTTTGAATCCAAGATGAGTGATACTACTCTGGGCAATGATACATTGAAGAACTACCTGGAGGGGATCTATGACAACCACTCCATTGGATTCCAATACCTGCAGATGGATATGTATGAGAGGGATGCTAAGGGATGGGATAAGATAGTAGGAGCATTGATCAATCCTGAAGAGGCTGAAGGAAAGAATGTGATATTCACAGTGAAGGAGATTGCACTATGGGAAGGGAGCACCCTGGCCTTTGGTGCCAATATGCTGACACCTTTCCTTGGAGTGAAGGGAGATAATAAGGAAGCATTGAAGTTGGCAATCTTTGACAGGCTTATGAAGTTGGAGAAGACCGTAAGACAGGGCACCCAATCGGATGATATGATGAAGACCTTTGAGATCCAAATCCTGCAGATGAAGCAGGTGATTGAAGATCTTACAGACTCAGAGATTGGAATGCAGAGCGTCATCAAGAATGCTAAGGAGCCATTATCAAAGGAGGAGCTACAGGCCAGACTCAAAGAGATTGAAGATGTAGAGCTGAAAGAGAAGCAGAAACAGGAGGCAACCAAGAAAGGAATTGACTATTCATATCTTGTTAATAACTTCAAGCTGTAGGGATTAGCATTATTGTCATATCTTTGTTGCCACATTGTCACCTTAATGCCATCCAGTTCACTGGCTTGATCTCCACCCGAACTTAAGGTATCAGTTGATAAGACAAATCAACCATTAAAAACCTTAATCTGAAGAAGATGAAAAACAAAATGAAATTGCTTTTGGCAGGGATAGCCTTTGTCATTGGCGCTTTTGCCATGAGTCCTGTAATGGATTCAGCAGAAGGCATATTTACAGGAGTAGCTGTGGCTACTATCCTGCCTATAGGGATCATGCGTAAAGATGATCAGCCAGGAGGCGGTGGAGTTATTGAAGATCAAAAGCAGTTGATTGAGAAGATCAAGGGAGAGATCTCTGAGAAGTTCAACTCAATGCTTGAGAGTAATGCTGACTATAAGACTCTGAAGACTCTTGTGGACAGCATGAAGAATGCTACTACTAAGGAAGAGCTGACCAAAGTCCAGGAGAGTATTGCTGAACTGGGTCTTAAGCTCAACTCTATGAAGGAAGATGGTGCACAGAGAGGCCGTAAGAAGACTCTGATTGATGGCATTGTTGATGCATTTAAGAGCATCCCTGCAGAGACTATTGAGAAGTTAAAGAAGAATAAGAGTGAGACTATTGCATTGGATGTGAAGGTGGCAGGAACAATGACCACTTCCAACATTGATGCTGTAGGCACCAACTCAATTGCTTATGAATTGGCTGAGTATGAGACGGGACTCACCCGTATCCAGAGACGTAACCCGTTCTTGATGCAGATTGTGAACCTGGCAAATACCACCAAGATGTATGTGCAATGGGCTGAACAAGCCAATGCTGATCCTGGAACTGCAGGTAATACTGCTGAGGGTAGTGCTAAGACTCAAGGGGATTTTGACATTGTTGAGAAGTCAGCAAAGGTTGAGAAGATCACCTACTACATCAAAGTATCTAAGGAGATGCTTGATGATGTGGCATTCATTGAGAATGAGATCAGAACTGAATTGATGGAGACTATCATGCTTCGTGCTGATGCTCAGATCCTGACAGGTTCTGGTGCTTCTCCTGAATTGTCTGGTATCATCACTACTGCCACAGCATGGTCAGCAGGTAACTTTGCCAACACTATTGTTGATGCCAACAATTTTGATGTGTTGCGTACAGCTATCAGCCAGATCACTACTGCCAATTTCCAACCTACTCACATCATCATGCATCCTGAGGATGTTGCAATGATGGAGCTTAGCAAGGATACTAATGGTCAGTATGTAATGCCTCCTTTCATTATGAATGGTGGGACTGTGATCAAAGGGCTTCCTGTTGTAACCAATACAGGCATGACTCTGGGCAAGTTCCTGGTGGGAGATTTCACTAAGGCCAATGTACGTATGAGAGAAGGAACCAATATCACAATTGGATATGAGAATGATGACTTCACAAAGAACTTGGTGACTATCCTTGGGGAGATGCGCCTGGTGGCTTATGTGAAGACCAATCACCTCTTGGCATTTGTGTATGGTGATTTTTCTGATGCCATTGTTGATCTTGATCCTGCAGTGACCTAGTCAATAAAGAATCAAATGAGAAGCCCATGCCTAGCGGTGTGGGCTTTTTGTTTTATGTTTGTGTATGCTGAAACGATTGACCATCATCACCACACTCTGGAAGAGGCCAGAGCTTACAGATATGATCCTGGAGTATTACCAGGAACTTGCCCGACAATACCCCATTGATCTTCTCTGTGCAGGAAGTGAAGGACATAACTCTCAGCATCTGGCTGTGATCAATGGGTGGGATTATATTGAACACCCAAACCAACCATTGACTCAAAAGCATAATGCACTCACAATGGAGGCGCTTAAAAGAGGAGCTGAAGCGGTTCAGTTGATCGGATCGGATGACATACTATCCCCACGACTTATTGAATACGTCCTTCAGAATTATTCTGCTGAGGCAGACTACCTGCTTGGGCTAAAGGATCTCTACTTCTACTCACAAAGAACAGGCAAGGCTATTCATCACAAGGGATTCATTGGCAACAAGATTGAATTCTCTATTGGATGTGGCAGGGTGTTCAGTAGAAGGATCCTCACACAGATGGATGGAAGACCCTGGGGGAACGATATACAGCATAGAGGTCTGGATCTGCTTTGTAGCAGAAGAATGAAAGCCTTAGGCATCTCTGAGCGATTGGTGACTATGGAAGAGGCAGGGGAAGCTGTTGACATCAAGACCGATATTGGCCTGACCAAGATGGAGACCTTTGACTTCAATTGTGACAAGATACCTGCCTCAGAGATTTTCAGTAAATTTGAATTCTTAGAACGGTTCAAAAACCAAGCCCATGCCAACACTACTGGTCACAACAGATGACTTCACAGGAACATACAGACTGGCTGAAAGCATAGGGCTGACAGCTCTTCTCCAGGAGTATATTGATCGGTATGAGAGATACTATATCAGACAGCTACTGGGTGCAACAATGGGTGATGATTTCATTGCTGACAAGAGCAGTCCCACACAGGATCCTATCTATGTGGTTTTAGAGGATGCCTTTGCAATGGATGACAATGCAGATGTAATTGAAAGCAAGGGCATGGTGGATATGTTGGTAGCAATGATCTTCTATCATTTCATCTCTGAGACCCAGACCAATCACACTCAGTCAGGAATTGCTAAACAAGCAGTTGAGACCTCTGGTGTATTGACTCCTGAGAATGCATTCAGATATGCAGAGAGCAGATTCAATTCAGCCCTGGATACAGTGGATGCTATTCAGTGGTATTGTGAAAGCTATGCCCCTGAAGACTATCCAGACTATAATGGTCAGGAGATCAAACCCAGATATTCAGCAATAACCAAGGCACAGGAATGATTCGGATGCTTAGGCAACACCTGCCATCCAATCAGATTCTTAAAGTAACCAATACAGCCAACAAGCACACCAGGATCCTGATGCAGTATGG